CTGTCAAAAAGGGCAATTTCCGCTTAAAAACGAGCATGATATATGAAGGCTGTTTTTAGCTCAAAAAGGGCGTTTTATGGTATCCACCCTGGTGCATACAGATACGCTCCCCAGGGCCACAGGTATAGCGCGCCACACAGCACGCAGATACACTGCGTGGTGCATGGTGGCATGGTGGGCTCAACCCATCAGCATCTCAAAGGTTCGATCACTCTTGTCCAGCTTGGATAAATACTTCCAGCATAATAAAATATCCCCGGCATCTGACAGGTCAGTGGCTTGTTCCCGTGGGATCTTGGTGGATTGTTCCGGTCTCTTATCCTTCTCAAATCCGTTCTTCTTAGTCAATAGCCCGGCCAATTGCATTGAGAGTATGCCATCCTTATCATTGGTTCTGTTGTACCTGAGCACAGGGAAGGATGCATCATTCTCTCCAAGCATCTTCTCATATAGCAGATACCTGGCATGGTGGCCAGCTGCCTGACCTAAATAGACAGCATTGACCTTCCATCCCTTGGCAATGAATAGAGCTGTGAGCTCATCAATGTACAGGGCTCTCACTGCATCACGGCCTATGGCTGTCTGATCATAAGGTATGTTTAATTCTTTGCAGGGATGATGTGCATAATATGCAGTGATATCATTGACCAGCTCAGTCAGTCCCTTGGGATGTTTCACATAGAATGATTTAAGGAATCGGTAATTCCATAAGGGCCTACCAGTGATCAGGTCCATGTGATTCTCCTGTGCTATTCTCACTGAGTTAATCACCCCGCCAAAATCAATCCCGAGATCCAAGGGCTCACCAAGATTCACATCTGAATCCATGCGACTGTCTTCAACTGACAGCCTTGTGAAATCATATTCTAAATTATCCAGGTAGCTGTAATTGGGTGCATCGTACAGGTGTACTTCTTCACGGAGTTTATAGAAGTTATTCTCAACAGCTGTGATCTTTTCATTCAGGATCTCAAGCCGGAAGGAATTCAGTGGCATCTGCCTTCTCATCTCCCGGATGTAGTCAAGTCCAACGATCTTGATATTATCAAACACATTACTCACTGAGAATAGCACCCCGCTTTTATCAGCATAAAACCTCAGTGATTTTTTCATCGCCTGAATTTCTTTCAGTAGTGATAGCTGCTCTTCTTTTATTTTGCTTTCAATAAATTGCAACTGCAACCGGCAGATCCTGTTCCAAAGTAGCCATATTGAGTTTCCTTCCTCATCATAATAGTTGCCATACTCCAATATCCAATTGGATTTTGCAGAAGTAGGCATGGAGCTGGCCAATCTCCATCCGTGGTTTAATTTTGACTTTTTAAAAATTTCAGGACCGCCACGGTTTGAAGCAAAGACCTCATCTTCCAATTTTTTCTTATCCAGTGTCAAAAGCTCATCAGCCAGGATAAAATTTAAGTTGAATCCACGGTTCTTTCCTTCTCTGTCCTGAGAGGTGAGGTGGAATCCTGTGCCATCCTTAAACTGCATAAACCTATCATATTCCAATGCAGGCTCAAATGGCTGTTCATACTTCAGTGCAGCCGGTGGTTTATGGCCAATCACATAATGAATATCCTTATGGTATCCCAATCGCTCCAATGCTGAAACAACCGGTGGAAGTGTCCTGGTTAAAAGTTGCTTGAATGTTGCACCGGCAAAGGCATTGGATGAACGTGGCATTTCCTCATTCACCTTATGGATCTTCCATGCAAACCCGCTGGATTTACCTGTGGCACGACCTGCAATTTCAGCCTCCTTCTGTGCGTTCATCATTGCACTTTGCAACTGAGCAGGATTCAAAAAAAGCTCCTTATTGATCTTCTGCATTGATTTGGCTTTCTAGTTCTTCGAATGTTGCATCAATGGCCTTACCTTTAATTTCACTGATCAGCTTCTCTGCCTCTTCCGGATTCATTTGGTCAAATTTTGACAAATCAAAACTCACTGAATGCCCTTCGCCAAACTGCAGGAGCATGAAATAATTGGAAGGAGCGAATTTCTCCCATGGAATATCTGCCTTCTCCGGGATTAGATCTAAAACCTTTGTCCTGGCTGAAATGGCTTTCACCAATTGACTCAAATCATTGTTTTCAATAGCCATCCGGATGGATTGCGTGCTGTTCTGAAGTAGCTGATAAATCTCATATCCCTTATCCACTGTCAAAAAAGAACCGTGCACATACCTGCAATCATGCAGGTCCTTATAGGCTTGTGTTTTTTGGATCTTGTACAGATAAATCAGTGTATTGACAATATCCTTATCAGATCGGTTCATCATGATCTGACTGTGGATGTAATTGAGCCGAATCATTCTAACCGATGCTTTGGGAGTTAGTTCTTCACCCCGGCCTGACATGTGTTCCACCATCTTATCCAGCTCTGTCTTTGGATCCGGTTCTTTCAGCTTTCCTGACTTCTGCAGCTTATCCATTTAATTCCTCCAGTTTTTTTTCTATTTGCTCCAATTCGGCCTTGTATTTAGTTCTTCCTTTGGTGAGATAGCTTCTCAGGTTGTTTCTCCGCTTTATTAGAGCCACAGGAGAGAGTGGAAGTGCTATCTTCGGCACTTCTTCCACCGGAAGGACCTTGTGCTGTTCATAGTGATCTAATTGATTCCACAGAGCTCTTATTTCATCCCACATGTCAAGCAATTGAAAGACGGCTTTCCCTCGTTCTTTGGGTTTCATCTGTAAAAGCCGGGAATGGATATTTGTGGCCTCCTTAAAAAGCATATCCTTCTTAAATTTCAGATTCTTCACCGATTCCGGAAGGAGTGTATATTCATTCTCCGGAATGTATGAAGAGGCAAAGCCGGGAGCATCTGATTTTTCATTCAGTGCCTCCAGCTCCCGTTTTATTCGATCCTGGTTATAAGTGGAAGGGCCTTTTGAGAATAGTGTCTGCAGAAACTTGTCTTTGCCATACTTCTGGTACAGCTGCGTAGCGGTGAAGTAATCAAAGGATTTTAAGCATGAATCAATATCTGCAATGGCCATGGTACAAAGATTGAAAATGGCAATTGCTCAATAAAGGACAGCAAACATGAGCGATCGTCAAAATCTGACGATTTTAAAGAGGTCAAATTCGACCATCTTACACAAGCAGCCAGTAACTATTTGATTATTAGAGCGATAAAATCACACTACGGATGTCGAAACATGCTTTATTTAGCATATATTTGTATATCAAATTCAATGAAGGATTTGATTAAAAACCTCGCAAAAATGAAAACAATTCTCCAACTAAATGTAACAGGAGCCAGCAACCTTCACATGTCACCAACTCCAATTCGTGAAACTGAAAAAGCTGCATTGTATGAGTTTTCCAACACAAGAATGGCATCAGAAGGCGCATCGATTATACACTTAGATGTTTGGGTTCCTAAATCGATTTTAACAATTGACGAAACGACAGCTACAATTCCAGCATGGTTTCTAAACAAAAACTTCGGTTCATTTATGGCTTATTCAAACCAAAATTCAAAATAATTTTCACAATTAAAAACCTCGCAAAAATGGAAGTCACAAGGCACATTGTATTGGACAGAATGTTTATTCTAAAGTTTTGTTATAGGGGCTATCTTGGAAGTCATAATAAACCCAGTTTTAAGGCAACAAGTTATCTGTTTCAGTCTGTTGGTGGAATTGTTCATTTTCATATATGTCTAAACTAGTCTTGCGTTACTTGCGAGGTTTCGCAAGCGGCCTAGCCCCACCGCAACGGGGCTTTAAAAAACTAACCAATCTAAAAACACATACCATGAAGAACATTGGACAATTTTCAGGAACGTTTTATAGAGTTCAATTAACAACATCTGCCTTGCAAGCAGCCAATGACCGCCACGCAACAGAGGGTGAAGTTGAGGAAGTGATAAACGACTTCGACAACTTAGACGAGGCGATGGATGCCTATGGCGAACTTAAACGTGGCGCAGCGGTTACTAAGGAGCTTCTGAAAATATCAGATGAAAATTCTGAAATTATTATCACAAACAAATGACCCTCACAACCGCTTTCCAAAAATCCCTGAACAAAAGAGGGCTACTTTCATCGCTAGGCTACACTCACGATCAAATTTCCAACATGAAGCGACAAAAAGTTTCGATTGAGAAAATGCGTGAAGTCGTTAGCAGGGCAGGGTATAAGCGTGTGCAGGAGGAGGACTGGAAACTAAAATAAGAATTCCGCTATTTAACTTTGGCGGGGGAAAGTAAAATAAGAAAGTGTGATTTATTAACGAAAAAATAAAAGTAAAATGAATAAAGTATACGAAAGTCCGACAATGATTGTCCACGATGACAGAGAGCCACTAACAGCACAACAAGCATTTGAATTGCTTTGGGATGGAAAACACATCAGAGTTAATGACCCACCAGATTTTTCAGCAGAAAATGAAAGCGACATCTATGGTCAGGAATTTATAATAGACATTACCGATATTATTTCTCGTGAAGATTTAGAAGGACAATCGAAAGAAAAGTCGGAAAAACAGGCCTATGAATTTTTACGAGGCTATGAAATTTATCGGTAGTCTTTTTGGCCTGACCGCTAACGCTTTGCGGCTTGGTGTCTGTTATTTTGCCTTTCAGACATTTCAAGCCTTAGATAAAATTTATAGGCAAAATAATAGCACCAAACCGCTGTTAGTGGCTGGTGCGGTAAATTAAACGAAAATGAATAAAACATTAAAATCATTAGCCTTAGTTTTTTTAGGCTGCATTATTTGGAGCGGACTTACTTACATAGCAATAGCGTTTTTAAAAGCAGAATCAAACCCATTTATTTGGTCGCAATCCGCAAGGGGTGGGATGCTGTTTATTATATTTTGTTACGTTGCTTTTAGTCCATTAATGGTAATGGGTTTGAAAGACGAAATGTAGCACTTGCCACTAACAAGTCGCTAACCGTAACACCATCGCGCCATCACCTCACAAATTCCCTCACAACCTCACCACCGCCTTCCAAAAATCCCTGAACAAAAGAGGGCTACTTTCATCGCTAGGCTACACTCACGATCAAATTTCCAACATGAAGCGAAACAAGGTCAGCATTGAAAAGATGCGTGAAGTAGTTAGCAAGGCAGGGTATAAGCGTGTGCAGGAGGAGGATTGGAAATAAAAAAAGAGGCCACATCTCTGCAACCTCTCCATGAGCAACTAGACAGCTCTGATTTTTATGATTCTTCTTTAAACCCGGGCTTTTCTTTTGTTGCCCTATCCGGCTTGGTGGCTACCGGCACCAGGTATGTACACCCGGCATCATATAGCTCCTTTGCTTGTTTCAAAGTCAAGGTACGGAAATCCACTTCTTTGCCTCCCATTGATTCGGGAAGTTTCGCCCTGGTGGCCTGCATACCTTTGAGAGTATAATGGCCATCCAGAAGTGGACTGAGAATCTGTTTTTGCATGATTTATTTTTTACGGATGGAATGTGATTGCTCCAGTGTACAGCATTGGGCCACTCGACATGGTTTCAACCATACACTCATATCCACGCCTTCCACCTTCAAGGTTTGATGTTCCGCCTTTTTCAGCTTTGAAGTAAGCAGGTATCAAACGTGTACCGAACTGGCGAACCTTCAAATCTGACATTACAAAGAGCCAAATGAAACGATCATTTTTTGCCTTGCGAAGGAATCCCAGGAAAGCATCTTTGGATCCAGGGTAGAAGAATTTCGCTACAGACTTCATTGAATACCCATCACGCTCTCCCTGCATTGTGTCCTCAATGGTACCAGTGTTCTGCGTGTTGTATATTTTGTGAAATCCTTTTCCGGTTAGGAAAGTATGATCTGCCGAAACGTTGGCAAGCTCATCATAAGTGGCAAAGTTTCCAAGGTGCTTGGCCGTATCTTGAATATCATCAAAATACGATAAGGGAGCATAGTATGCCTCCGTGACAATACCACCAATATTGTCTTCTGTGCCATCAGGTCCGGCATGTGTTGAGTCTAAATAATCAGGCATCTTTTATCCTTTTTAAAATTGTTTTTTTTTAATTGAACTTTTACTGCTTCACTAATACCCCGGAACCCATTTCCAGAAGTGTTTCCACCAAAGAAGAATCCTTTTGTACATCTTCTGTAGTGAACGTATTTTCTCCCATTTTGAATTTCGGAATAACAATATCATACACTTCACCATCATGCTTTACCGTTGGAATGGAAGTGAGAACAGGCTTTTTATCCAGCATCGCAGACTGATCTGAAATGGTATCCATTGCAGAAGAAAGCTGCTTTGTGAGCTCTTTGTTCTCAGATTTAAGAGAATCAATCTCTTTCATCTTCAATTCAATTTGCTCTTCCGGAGAAGGATTTTTATCAGCCTTATTTTTTGACATTTTTGATAGGTATTATGATGATGATAATGATCAATGATCAATGATCAGGCATTAAGCCTGATCATTGACGAATATTCCGCTAAGATCAGAGATCTGGAATCCGATGGACATGATCAAACGGCATTTGATCAAGTTCAGGTGCATAGAAGGGAAGAGCTTTGCAGTGTCATCATTGACACCCATGTGAAGCACATTCTCCGCGCTTGTCACGGGCACATCAGGCACAGCTATCAAACGTGAACTTGTACCCATCCATGAACGTGGCTCCAAAGTAGCTTTCACGCCATCCAAAGTGTATTTGTCAGTGGAAGACTTTTCCAAGCCAAAGCCGTTCAGGCTGCGATAATGCTTTTTGTATTTGTCAAAAATTGCATACGAGCAATAAATGCGAGCTCCTGTTGAACGCAACCATGCAGGCCATCCGTCCACAAAGGTTTCCACCTTCGTCACGGCATCCGTGGCAGCGATTGCGCCGGTAGTAATTGCAGTGAGGGCAGATGCAGTGATTGCGGCAGCAATCTGAGTCAGGTATCCGTCTGCAATCGCTGCAGCGGTAGTACCTGATGCATTGTAAACACCTGCACCAACAGTGTTATCATTCATCTTACTCATGTACTCCTTCACGTACTGCTCAACAATGAACATATAAAGCGGAGTGCCATTGGGATCGATCTGCTTATTTGCAACTGCGCTTAAATAAGTGTTTTCCAATTTTACAAAGTCCAACTGAAAATCCCACTTGGAAGCGTGCACAGTCAGCAAACGATCTGTGATCGTTGCATCTGTGAAATGATCATCCGGATCATACGGGCGCGGTTGTCCACCGGCAGAAACCTTTGGAAGCCCCAAAGGTTCTGTGACTTTTCTGTGAATGAACACATCTTTCTGAAGTTCCCACTCAGAAACTTTTTTGCCAATCATGGCTCCACCATAGGTGGCAAGTGCATTGGTTATTGCTGAAACATCCGGTCCCATTTTCGTATCTTTATTAGAGGTTAGTTTTTATTTAAAATTTATTGCGTCAATTACTTTTGCCCTGCAACCATTTCGCGGGCTTTCTTGTCGGCAGAAGTCAGGAACTTATCTTCCTCCTTTTCTCCTCCCGGAATCTCATCATCTCCATCCTTCTGTGATCCGGCAGCACCGGCACCCTTACCCGCTTTGAAGGCATCAAAGTCACCCTGCAATTTCGTGAGGGCATCATCTGAAGTCTTCTTTTCAGAAGTGGCAGTAGCCAATGCGTCCTGAGCCGTTTTTAAGGTGGCTGCATAATCTGCAGGAGCAAAAACAACTGCAGTGATCTTCTCAGATACCAGGTTAGCATTTGCAGCAGTGAACTGCTCTTCTGTGATATCTTCTGCAGTTACACCGGCTAAGGCTGAAACCGCTTTGAAAGCATTTTTTCCAAACATGTGATATAATTTTTTTGAAGTTGAATTTTGTGAACGCTCATTGGCCATCTCCGCAACACGCGAAATGGCCTGCTCAAACGTGCTGATACCATCAATCAGTCCTACACTGATCGCATCTTCTGCACGGAACATTTTTCCTTTAAATGGATCTGCAAACTCCAAATTGAGTTTACCTTTCCTGTTTGCCTTTATTGTTCTGATGAATTCCTTTGCGATGAATGAGAGATCATCCAATATCAACGCATCATCACCTTCTAAGGCATTTCGATAGTCCAGATTCTTTTCTGAGCTCTGTGGTGCATAGATATCACGGACCTTTATTCCTCTCTGTTCAAAGAAGCCTTTAAAGTCCATCATAGTAGTGTACACACCAATGCTTCCAATGGTATCCGTTTTCTGAGAAGCCCAAACTTCATTGGCAGACGTCCCAATCCAGGTACCTGCACTGGCCATCATTCCATCATCAACAAAAGAGAGTGTTGGTTTTTTCGCTGCACGAATCGTATCAGCAAAAGTGGCAGTACCATCAACCATACCACCCGGAGAATCAACTTTGAAAATGATTCCGGAGATATTAGGAGATGCTTCGGCCTGTTGCACCCAACTTGAATACTGAGCACTTCCAGGCTCACCACATTCACCATTGTACTTGGTGATCGGACCGGTGATAGGGATCAGCGCAATGCTTCCCTCCGGTGCCTCATCAAATGAATTCCATCTGCCTTTCTGAATTACACCGCCACCTGCACCCACAATGGCCTGAGCCATAAACTGCCCTTCATCATTAATGAAGTGCTGTGATGATTTGGAAGAAAAATCTACAGGCTGGCCGGAAAGCATGCTCTCCACCAATGGCAAATGACTCTCAGCCCATGCCTTATCTAAAAGCCATCGACCGCGTAATGCTGCAGAAAGAGTATGTGAAAACATTGATCCGTTTAGTAACGGAACCAAAACTAAGGCACTAATACGTCCACAAAAAGGACACCAGAATCCACAAATGGAGCTCTTTTGGCAGATTCTAAGAAAAAGGAAACTGCAGTTCCTTTCAATCCATTGACCTTGGACCGTGTATCATATTTGATTTTCATCTTTGCTCCCTCAGAAAGCGTACCCATAAGACGAATATTCCCCTCAAAATCTTTCATGGCTATCACAAAGCGTTTCTGCCTCATGGCATCCAGTGCCAATACCTGTGCTTTGTTTTCACCCGGGATGAAGAATTTCACTTCCTGCTTATAGTATACACCCGTGGCAGCATTATCAGCAGTGTCTTCATTAAATTCCTGCGATTCAAAAGAAGTGTATGCATAATTCCAATCATTTGATCCGGCAAATGTGATAGACATCACTGTGCCATCCGGACCATAAGTGATGGATGAAAAATCTGTAGTGCCGGCCCACTGAACCCAATATAATGAGCCTAAATTATCTAAGGGAGATGTATTAATTGACGACATTTTTACAGGACAATTTTGGCAATGATTTTTATGAATTGATAATCAGTTATTTAAATAACTTTCATACCGGTAGTAATCTTTTTTCAGCATTTCATACGTCAATTCATCAGAATTGAAACCCATCTTCTCCATAAAATTTTCAATGGCTACCTTCTTTTTCTTCTTCTGATCTGCTTTCAAGGTAGCATCCATGAACGTCCGGAAAAGTTTTTTGATCTCCGATTCAACCACGTTATTAAAAAAGATCACATTGGTGGAAGTAAGAGAAACGCCCTTCCTGTGATAGAATGAACTGGTCAAACTCACAGAGATATTGGAAGTATATTCCCTAGTCTTATAGCTCCAATCTAATTCATGACTATCCTTCTCTAATAGAAGGAAAAGCATGGTCCCTAAATTATCCCTGCGATTCATCTCGGCAGGAGTACCAAATTCATTCTCCAGGTATTTTTTTGAATGTGCCTTTGTAGGAATATCAATAGTGATTGGTTGCATCTTACAAATATAAATATTAGACAGGTCAAAAATTATCTTTCGACCTATCTAATATGAACAATTAAACCCACAAACTATCTCGAGCGTTCAATGATGACCATTTCCTTCTCTGCAATACGATTCACGGCCTTATTCCTTCCGGAACGTGACTCATACATCTGAGAGCGATCAATCTTCTCTCCATTGGGAGCATGGCGCGTGTAATAGTATTTGCCATTGCGTGACCGCTTTGCCTTTATCGTGTCCGGACGTTTCGCCTTTTTTGCTTTCACCCGGATATTTTTGACCGTTCCCATGATCAGGATTTTTTCTTCAGGCCAACTGCCCCCAGAATTCCATTAATCTTCCCGGAAGAATAAAGCAAGTTTGAACCAAAGGCTGATACACATCCTAATATAATAGAATGAGTAATATCAATCCCGTCAAACATTCCCCAACCCTGCCATGAACCAACTACACCAAGCCCACCGGCTAAAATCCATGAAGTGGCTTGTGTGATATCTCCGTTCATATTTGCTGCTTTTGATATAATGCCTGTGAGAAACACAATCATCATCACATAGACAAAAGGATTAGCAAAATATTTGATGTACAAATTTTCCACATCAGCCTGGGTGATCGTAGCAGTGACAGGATCGGTCGCATCTCCGGGAGAATCAACCACCGCCGGAAGATCACCGGCAGGCACTTCAATTATGTCCGAAGGAACAAAACTGGTATCATCCTGAGCAATGAGAGCTCCGGAGAAAGCAAGACACAGGACCGCGAAGATCCCTAAAATGATTTTTTTAAATTTCATTGATTTGTTTTTTAATGGTTAGACTTATTCTTTTTTTATTCTGATTCTTCTGTAATACCCAATCACATTGCCCTTTCCATCCACCATCCGTGTTGCCCTGGATTCAACGTTTATGCTCTTCCCTTTTGAATTGATGATGTGATACTCCCCTTCATAGTCTCTTTTATTTTTGACAGCATCATGCCAATCCTTCTTCACACGCTCTCGATCTTCAAAGGCAATCGTATTGATCCACCCGCTACCCAGAAGCTCTGATTCCGGCCTGCCAACAATTCTGGTCAGTAGCCTGTTCACCCTTGTCACTGAGCCATTCGCATCAGTATGAAGAATCATGGCATCATCATCTTCATAATCCCTGGCCCACTGCACCCCGGCAATCTTGTTTAATGTGTCAACCATACGACCGCCACCATTAGGCATGGTGATCTCAACATGTATTTTATTCTGCTCTGCAGCGATGTGCTCCATTCTGTCACCCAATTCACTCATTCCATGCATGATGTTCTGAGCAAACACGGACTGAGCCCGCGCACTGGATTCAACCACCCGTGTGAGCTCATCGAGCCTTCGATTTGTTTCCCGTGTGCCAATCATTCTGTGCCAAATTGGAATGACTGTTTTATTCCACAACCAGACAAGGTGCTTGTGAAGATCAGCCTTATACGCACCAACCAAACCAAACACAAGCATGAGAATTGTGAGAAGATCATTGATCGATTCCTTGTATTCAATATAGAAGTTATACATCTAAACATTTGCTCTCAATATGGATGAGCCAGCAAACAATATTTAATATAGAACATCGTTCTGCCCGCCAGTTTTGTGTATTGAAGAATGAGCGCGCTGGATTTTTTATATTCCGATTTCGCCAAATCCCAGCGTGAACCATAGAAAGAATGACATTGGTTTTCTGTGTTCATCGGACATGCATACACCAATCCTAGAAAATTACCACCATCTGCGCCCCATTTCACTAGCTCTAATGAAGTGATTTCAACCACCGGCATTGGAACACCAGCGCGAACCCGTGGAACGGAGTTAGCAATCAAATCCAGTCTTTTGTCCATTCGATTATCCCATGCACCCAAACTAGGACTCATGGAATAATAATCTGATTGCTTCACATAGTTTGAAACAAAAATCCGATCACAATGCTTCACCATAGAATCAACTGCAGCCTGTGGATTAGAATAATTATTTCCAATCCATCCCTCATACCAATTTTGTTTTGAATGATATATTTTGCACAATGAATCAATCTTATTAAGCATGTAAAAAAGGTGAGCATACTTTGCCTCATACGTTGGAAGGCACACATCATCATACTGACAATCCACCACCTTCACACCATTCACTGTTTTATATTTCTGTACATAAGGCTCAAACTCTGCCAATGGCTCAATCATCGAAAGCGTACCGGCATACTTTTGAAAGTAAGCGATCCACCCGGGAAGCTCCCTGTTATCTGTGAGCCTTACATCCACCGTCACCAGAATGATACCATACTGCTCCTTTGCCTTTTTTACAAATGCAGCTAACTTATCTCTAGATGATGATGAATAGAGTGATGCCCTTGAATACATGTTGAGCATGTTTGCTCCTTCACGTTTAGCCCAGGCCAGCACCTTATTCTCTGAGGCCACATCTCCAATAGTCAAATAACTCGGATGAGTATACACACCAAACAACGTCACTTCAACAACTATTGGAGGAATCACCGAATCAATAGGAGGAATGCCGGCACACAATTTTTTAAGAATAGCAGCAGTATCCACCACCGGTGCATACTTCTTTAAAATTGCAGCAGTGTCTGCAGGCACAGTATCATGGAAGGTTTTAATGGTTTCCGTGCTGATGCAATTGCCAATTGTAAATTTCTTGGAAGTTTTCACCTCCAGCGTTTGTGCCTGGCTCAATAGGGAGAACAGGCAAAGACTTAAAACAATTTTTTTCATGATCAAGATCCTTGTGCTATGCTTACCAGATGTGCCACTGCCGTATTCACAATTTGCTCATCAGTATATTCACCATCTTCATCCATGGCATATTGAACAGCTTGGCCAACTGATTGAGAAGGCATTAAATGCTCCGGCATTTGCTGGATGATATCAACTGATTTAAAGGCATCAGTGTTATCTAATACAGCAATGATCAATTGTGCAATTCTTAAATCTTTTTCCATGGATGTTTTTTTAGGGTGAATGGTTTTGCTAATAGTATGCAAGATTGAACCGCTTCACAATTGAAAAAAGGACAGCGAAACTACATGACAAATAGACTCGAATTTTCTGCCATTCCTGCCAAAGCCTCGATATTTTACTAAAAAGATAGATTTCCAGAAAAAAAATGAGAACACTATTTTCAGCACTTAGTCGTTTTTGAGATTTTGTCTTGGACATTTGGACACTGGCCTCATTTTGATATACTTAACTTTTAATCTGTGTCCATGAGCGTCCATGGAGCTTTTTTTCTTGGACGCTCATGGACACAGATGGACGTTCATGGACACAGATTAAGAGAGAATTGAGAAAATATTTTATATATAGTATTAATAATTAAATCTTTATAAATCTATGTCCATTGTGTCCACTGTGTCCACGCGCTTTTCATGGTTTTTCTATTTTCAGTGTGTTTTTATTTTTTTGAGCAAAAAAAAGTCCGGAGTGTGGAGCTCCGGACTGGTCCTGACCAAAATTAAAATTTACTTTTTCGCCTCAATCTTCACTCCATCGTCCATCTTCTTCCGATGCTCAGAGTAACTGGCCAGCAAAGCCAGCAATACCAGAAGCACCGGTACCAATACAAACAGAAACACATCTGCACGCAGTACTTTTTTAGGGTTGAATTGCTGGTCTTTCATGGGAGTTATTTTTCAACCGGACTAACCGGCTTTATGTGTTTCATTAGTTCAGCCATTTCAATGATGCTCTCTGCCTTATCACCCCGCTTTACCATTTTTAGCACATGATTCAGAATATGATAAGACCGGTAAAGGCTTTCGTGATTATTATCAACCACTGTAGGGAGATTTTGAATGTCGGATATGTGAGTCATGGTTATATGGTATTATGTTTTTCTGTGATCCACTCATAGCAATCTCTCCAGGCAAGTGCATAGTCGCTCACTTTTGTGAACGGAAACCCAAATCTTTTTGCTTTGACTTGCAATTCTCTTTCTGATTGTACTACATCTGGAAGTCCGCAAACATTGGCATTTTCTCTCTTTTACATATCTCAATGATTTGCTTCATTAACGGAGCTATTTGCTCATCGTAAACCTGTTCGTTGTTTTTCATTTTTCCTCCTTTATTTTTAATTAGTTAATTCCTTCATCACCGCCTCTATCTATTTTTTCCGAGTGTTTTCATACAAATATTTCATTAATTTGGTTGAATCAACTTTCATTTCCTCACTGTACTCCTTTTTAAGAGGATGTTTAAGGCAGGATTCATATCCACGACTCCATCCAAGAACAAACGATTCTGCTACAACCTTTTGTACACCATCATTAAATCCTGGTTTATTGTCATTATTTAACTTTGAGTTGATTGTAAAGAGCATTCCCAATATTACTCCCAGAATTAATGCTTTAACATAGTCCATCGGTTCTAATTATTTTTTTTAAACTGCCTTAGTATATACGCAAGCGTGAAAGCCAGTATAGAGCACACTAAACTCATGAAGATTATGAATAGCTTTATAAAATCAAACCCAAATACTACCATGTTTGCACTCCAGATGAATGAAGATACAATCCATAAAAAGCCAATTGTTAAATAAATTTTCATTTTTCGTTTATATTAAAGATTAGTTTCCATCTCAAAACACCTCACTCTTCTCCACAACCTCATCCTGCATACCAACTTCCACACGCATCTCCTTCCGCTTGGTGCTCACCTCAAACTCATCCCCGCGAATCATATCCAAGCCCAATTCCTTATACTTGAATTGCCAGGTCCATGTGTAGCTCTTATCTGAGAATTGCTTTTTATTCTTATTCACAAACGTCCTACGATCACTCTCCAAATAATTCTCCAGGGTAGACTTTGCTAAAATATTAGGATCACCACGCTGCCTGAGCTCTTTGGCATATTCACCATAAATATTCTGAATTCTGATATACAAGTACCCATCTGAAAGCATGAAATCCTTTCCTTCTTTGATCGTACCATTCACAAACAAAGTCTGCACCATCTCCCAGAACTTGGAAGAATCATCCGAACCGGTGAGAATGAAATGCTGCTTCAACAGCATATCACTACTAAACTCTTTAAACTGATCCAAGGTGAAAGGCAACTTTTCAGATTCCATCAAAATAGAGCACACGGCATTCATAACAGCATAATTGCAAATCATTCGCTCCATCACATCAGAACTCTGCAGGGAATTGGCCAGCAACTTATACTCTCTTTGATATACTTCTTTGTACTGCTTCTGAAAATTGGCTCTCAATCTGAGTAAATTCACGGTAATGAATGAAAGCCCTTTTTGCTCCACATCCTTCAACTTTCCAAACTGATCCCTCATCTCTTCATTCAAATGCAATTCTTCGAAAGCCAATAAAAGCACCCGTGAAAACAAAGCCGGCTCAATGGTAGGCATCTCCTGTCCACTCAAAATGCACCCGGAGTGAATCGGAGTAGTTTGAGTCTGGAAGGAATGATCTTTCTTTCCACGCTCATACCCAATACCATCATAAATATTTTTCAGGGATTCAATAAACTGTGGCCTGAGATTGTTTTTGTATTCATCCAGCCACACCACAGCATTAAAATACTGAGCAAATTTCCTCATAAAACCAACCGTGGTACTGGCACCACCCAACATCAACTGATCCTGTGGCTTTCCAAACAAATGCATCAGAGACTCAATCATGGTACCCTTTCCTGATCCACGCGGTCCATACATGTTCATGATCGGAAAGCGGTTGTTTGTTCCCTTGTGAATGATATCCCGGAAAATACATGAGACATAGAATATAATCCCCATCCATCCACGCTTACCATAGACACCAACGAACTTTTCAGCCCATGATGTAAAATCCATACCCTCCTGAACCTGAAATATGAATTTCTTATCATTCACAAACTGATCATCCTTATTGGCATAGATCTTCGAATTAGCAGGGATGAAATAATTCATGCCCTCATGCTCCAAAATTCCGTACTCATCCACGCCTTTAAATTCATCCTTTTCACCGCAGTCATACATACCATTGGCAAAAAAGTAAGCATTCGCCTGGCGATGATATCCGAGCACTTCCACCATCTTAGTGGGACGCTCTTCTCTCTGTAGTTTATCCTGCAGCCTGCACAGGTCCACATCATTCCCCTTGAATATATAATTGCCACGTCTGGCCACGACCTTCTTAAACGAGCCAACAGACACGAAATCATCCGTGTTCAGATTGATCACTGCGCTATGGCCATAAACATTCTTAATCTCAATAATTCGATAAGCCTCTTCCGCACCGGTTTGAACGTGAAATAAGATCCGGATGAAAAAATTAGTCACAGGAATCACCTGACCTTTCAAACCGATGGAATAATACGCTCCATTCTGCTCCCAGAATCCAAATTCCTTATAATCTGCAATATTTGCACCCTCAGGAAGCACATCTTCCACCTCCGTTTTGCCTTCCTTCACTTTGGTACTGATCTTCGTGTCTACACCATACTCCCGTGCCACGGTAAACAATTTCGCGCAGGACTTGAAAGGCTTTTTCAGAGCTGCATCATACTGAGCACTCACCTTCTTTTCATCAAAAGCAGGATTCAATCTGGAGAGCACCATAAAAAGTGGCTTCCCGAAATCTCCAAACGTAGCCAGGCACTTAGCCAAAATAGCCCAATCATCACCGAAATTATTTGTCACATCAGCATTGGCCTCTTCAATACGGCCTATCACCAACTGTACACGCTTAAATTCAGCACGCTTTTCAACGGACCAGCCTTCATTGCCCAATAAATCCGGAAGCATTAGTTCATCCACCAGTGACCTCCTCCGGCATTATATTTTGAAGAATAATGTTTTTATAACCTAATAAGGTAACATCATTTAAAATCTCATCAGCGGTCCGGTGCTTCAAAATAGTTTGCTCCAGAAAATTGTTTCTCTCCTGCAGAAATTTTGCATACTCTCTCAAGTTAGATTCTTCCAACTTGATGGCATCAATCTGCTTCTCCTTCGAAGCCAGCATGTATAAATAATCCAGAATTTTGGAGTAATATTTGAAATTCTCACCAGTCTTATCTTCGATCTTGTCCAGCAATGATTGCCACCGCTTCACATTTTCGTAGAATTCAGTCCACGGGAATTTTTTGGTTTGTTCTGATAGGTTGCTCATGAGTAATTTTATTATCCAATTCGAAAAACTCACCCTCTAATTAAAAGCGTGTCTAACTCTTTTTGCAATGGAAGTCTAATCTCCTGCAGCTTTTTAATTTCAAATTTTCGGAGCTTTTTGTTGACAGAATGGATAACTTCATCCAACTCGCAACTAATTGAAAGGATTCCCCTTTTAGGATCATTAGCTTTGGATATGAGAGCATCAATCTCATATATCCAACTCTGTAAATTGTGAATGCGATCTAATTGCGCGATCGTAATTTTTACCTGCTTTGCCATAGTTGCTTATTTTTGAATTAGAAAATATATCCTACAAACACCCAATCATCTCGTCCACGCCCTTCTCCATCTTATCCAACACACCTGCCAGCACCATCAACTTCTCCTTTTTGGGATGAACTCTCACAGGCTTTTCAATTGGCACGCCCCACATAACCAAGCGATCCTTTACACGTTTATGATGCTTTCCTTTGATCATGCCATTCTTCGTTTAACCTTGTACAGATCATCAATTACCCAAATTAATTTCAAGGCATCTTCTGCATTCTCAGTCCATGTACTATCCGGGAAAAGCATCAGTACTTTCCGAAGGTCCCCGCGTGTATATTGAATGGTTCTTCCGCCAAAGCGGAATAAAATCACATCAAACAGTATCATATCCCTTACCATTTCAAATGCTGTACTGTCCTTATCCGTAAACTTTTTGTGAATTTCAAGCCACAACTTCACCGCCAATGGATTCACAAGCACCTTGGTTGTATCCATGAACAAATCCTCGTTATTGGATTTCATCTGCAAACGAACCATTTCAGCCTGGTGGGAGTTACACGCTATATAATGCATAAGAGAAAGTTTTTTTAAATGAAGCCTGTCTCTCCAGGCTGTCACGTCTGCTATTTTTACGGCCTAACGTTGGCCTCTTTCGGTCGGGACATCAATCATAAAGCATCGCACTTTGGAACATTAGAAATAGAACTCAAATAGTTTTGTCCTATTAATTTGTGATCGCCATTGGTACGCAAACGATCACTGCAATCCTAACCGCTTTAATCTTGTTTATAGTCCCTTGCTTGGAATTTCATTTGTAGCGGGGGTGGGATTCGAACCCACAACCTCTGGATTATGAGTCCAGCGATCTAACCAGTTGATCTACCCCGCAAAGTTTTAATTGATTATTTTCAAATCAGCTCCTGCCATGTGAATAGAAGTCAGCATTCCGGCTTCATCCAAGGCAGCAAATACATCCATTGGAAAATTGTGAACCTCCTTCAAATCTTCCTCAGAGATTTTATGCCAGCCACCTTCCAAAGTGATTTCTTCGTCTCCGAACTCATTAATTTTTTTTAAGAATTGCTTCTTGTGTTCAGGGCTTAAAAAGTCCCATTCTTCTGGCTTGCCTTCAACTTGAACCGTTTTTGGGACCTTCCCATCAAAATGGACATGCTCTTGCAGCAAATCATCCCGAAAAGCATTGTGTGCTTTTTGGACACGCTTAATTTTACCGTAATTCTTTCCTAGTGCGAACACAACTTTTGCATTAATTTGAATGGTGCCATTATGGATCATGGCATTGAGGGCATAAAAGGCTGGTGCAACTTCGTTTAAAATGAATTTTGTTGTCATGGTTTAATTATAAATTAAGGTTAATACTCCGGCTAAGATCATTGAGAGCACCCATGCACTCAAGATCACTCTCGCACTCATAAAATTGGAACTCCCTGAATTAATTCGCATGTTGCAATTCTTCCACCACATACTCCCTCCGGTGATATAAAATCTCATTGGCCCACATCACCAAATCTTCCACATTGTGAACACTGCTCTCATAGCTTGCTTGTCCGGGTAGTGGAAGAATCGCTCTCAAATCCTTCTCCGATGCTAAAATTCTCTTTGCAATACTTTCTGCGCCTGCATGTAGAACATCCCTGCATAGTTGTTTACACCTGTCCAGGCTAAGAAGAGTCATATCATCCTTTGGAAAACGTGTACTCCGGATTTGACTCAGTATATGCTTATGCTCTACAAAAGCCACCAACTTCTTCCGGGCATAGATCATCATCTCCGTTTCAATCCATTCTGCAGCTTCCTTCATAGATCCCACTGTTTTCATTGCAGGAACTTTTTCGCCCATGAATTTCACAGCATCATACTCTACCAACACCTCAATACCGGCAGGAGATCTTTTAAGGCTCAATAATTGGAACATGATTTTGATTTTGGATAGTATTGATTAATTCATCAATATTGTTTTTCACCAGCAGGCAGTTTCTGAGATTCTTACTCTGATAATCCTTAGCAATGAACCTTTCCACATCAATAGTCTTTTCATCATCTTCACAGATCCGTTCATTCATTTCATTCCTCATCCGAATCAATCCCTCTACAATCAATCGCACCTCATGCGTTTTAATTCCGGAGAGGTCCATCAGTGGTGCATTCTTAACTAAGTGGGTGGATGCTTTCATGGATCAGATATTGATGAATTAACTGTTTTACATCTCCAGTAGTGAAGTCATCTCCCCAATAAAACCGACTACTAAGGTCAATCACGGGAATGTTTAATGACGCAGCTATTCGCACTTCTGTTCCAGTACTTTTCCTTACGTTTTGACCAGGCATAATCACGAGACCGTCACACTTTAATAGTTCCTTCATACATAACCTCATATACCGAAACCAATTATTCACTTTATACAACTCCTCACGGATCACTACACAGCATCCAATCTCAACCAAAGAACGAAGTGCAGACTCGTATGCCATGCAGTTGTACCTGTCACAATAGCCCGGAGGAGCAGATATGTAAAGAGTTTTATTAAGCATCCTTTTGAACCGTTTCACGTTCAGAAAGAATCTCTCTTTCATCTAGACCTGTTTCCGCCTTAATTATGTCCAGAACACCGGCTGTGGTCAACATAGGATCATTTCTGTGTACCCACCTTCTGATGGCAGACTCTGATCGCTCACACGAAAGTGCAATCATGTTTAATATCCTTGGCTTTGAAGTGATTGCCTCTAAGGCTTTATTAGTTAATTGCATTTATGTTTTTATATTTGCTTCTATATATGCAACAAAGAAAAACTAAGTTTTCAAAATATTACTGAATCGAAAACAAAGTTTTCAACATTAGTTATCAACATGGTTGAAGTGAATGAAGACCTAATTGCAGCAGTTGAAAAACTTAAAGGTCAACGGGTAATTAAAAAAGATGCAGATATAGCAGAGAAGACAGGCTTTTCAAAAAGTGTAGTGTCCAACTATCTTGCTGGTAGAGTGACAGCTAGCAAGAATTTTATGATAAAATTCTATGAGGTTTTTGACGATGAGATTAAAAACAAAGTTTTCAATGATTCAGAAGCAATAAAGAATTATTCCAGATCCAAAGGGATTCCTTTTTATGATTTTGATATATCGGCATCGAATATTTCTATGTTTTCAGACAAGCCAGAACTACCAGATTTTAATTTAATCATACCCGGATTTGAAGACTGCTCATTCGCCTTACCTGTATTTGGACACAGTATGGATCCAACATTTGAAAATGGCTGCATAATCATTTGTAAGAAGATTAAGGACCTGTCTGTTTTGCAATTTGGAGAAGCCTATCTGGTTGTCACCCACGAGCAGAGATTTGTTAAAAGGATACTTAAAAGCCCCAATTCGAAGAAAGTATTATGTACTAGCGATAATTCCGAAAGCACATCAGAAGGGATGCGAAAATATTCTGATTTTGACCTAGACATGAAAAAAATCTTACACCTCTTTATTGTAAAAGGCTCGATTCGAAGAAGCCAAATTTAATTACTCCCCCAATACTCCCCCTTCCACTATTTTTTTATAGTCTATACACATAGGGAACAACAACTTAGATATTTGAAAAAGTCATCTAGTAGGTCAACAAATTCAACCGTCGTCCCAGCGACATATAAGATTTATAGCTATTTCAACGCAGTTTCAGCCTTTTATTCTGCGAAATATAGAAGCTCAAGTCTGGCTACTCCCCCAGAACTCCCACAAGATTCTGACAAGTTCGAATTACTCCCCCAAACGACAAAATCGAACCATCGCATGATTGGAGTCACTTTCAAAATAATGATGAGAAGAGACCGCCCACGGAAGGACGGAACCTGCTCAGTTTGTATCCAATCATTCAAGGCAGGGAACAGATTGATCATCCCGCTAGATATTTGGGTGAAACCGGAATCGTTCAGCACCGACTTGCAAAAAATTATCTATGTGAAAGAAGGGGCCCTGTCACGGGAGAAAGTTGCGGACTACAACCTTGTCTTAAATCACTTAAAAACGAAGGTGCACGACATACAAATTCGAGCACGGTTAGAAGATCAGGACTTGAGCCTGGATGATTTCAAAAAACTGATCATTGAAACAGATTCCCGCGGGGATTTTATTGCCTTTTTTAGGAAGGAGATCATGTTGCAGCGAGCGCATAAAAAAACACTGACAATAAAGAGTTACAATAATACACTCATCAAGCTTGTTAAGTTTAATCCCAGCGTAGCATTTAAGGATTTGAATTACGACTTCATCGACTCACTTGAGCGCTGGTTACTCAAATTAAATCTTCATATCAATACAAGATGGAAAGTTCATCGGAACATGAAGTACATCATTAACCAAGCGATTAGGCGAGGGATTATTTCTAAAAATCCGTATGTAAATTTTAAGGCAAAATCAGTTCAATCTGAAAGGGTATTTCTCACCACGGATGAAGTAGTAAAACTTGTGGATATTTATTCAAGGCCAAAAACACCTGAAAGATTTAAAAAAGTATTGCAGTACTTCCTGTTTGGCTGTTTCACCTCTTTGCGAATATCAGACCTACAGAGGATCAATTGGAACAACATCGCGGGTGATACATTAATTTTCATGCCTGAAAAAAACAATCAGTCTCAGAAAATCCTCAAAATACCTTTAACCCAAATTGCTCAGAGGTTCATCAGCAATGAATCAGGGAATCTATTTGACACATTTGCTGATGCTGTTTCAAATCGATACTTGAAGGAGATTGCCGACTATGCAGAAATTCCCAAACAGATCACAATGCACGCTTCAAGGCATACATTCGCAGTAATGTTTTTGGAGTCAGGAGGGAAGGTTGAAGTTTTGAAAGAGATTATGGGACACAAGGATATTAAAACTACATTTGTTTATGTTCATATTGTAGATCAACAAAAACAGGCGGGTATGAGCAACATGGAAAGCTACTTTAATAATAAGTCACAAGAATAATCGATTCACAATGAAAACAATTTTATTATTAGCCACTCTTGCTTTAGCTTATGGGAACCTGTATTCTCAAGAAAACTTTAGATGGGAAGTTACGGACTCAATCGAAAAACCCCAAGCCCAGATTTATTCTGAAACAAAAATGTTTATTGCAGAAAAGTGGAAGTCTGCACAATCGGTAATACAAAACGATGACAAGGATGCAGGATTAATTCTGGTTAAAGCAATATTTGTTTATTATCCCAAGAACTCAAATCAATTCACATACACTTATGCGTACTCAGTAAAATTCATGTTTAAAGAAAATAGATTTAGGATCATATTATCAGACGTTTTTAATGAATCTGCACATGTGAAGGGCTTACACGGAGAAATTAATCACATTGAACCATTTGAAGGGGACAATGCTCCAAAGCAGGAGCGAATGAAATACTTCGGGCTCTCTAAAGAGAAAGTAATTTTATTGAGAGATAATCTAAAGGCAGATTTGCAATCAGTTGTTGATAGTTATATTGCATTTATAACAAAAGAAAATTCAACAGGTGATTGGTAGGACTTATCCCTTCGTCCCGGTAATGGTATCTAATCTTTTAAGATCCCTTCGAAACTGGCGGTGAGTGAGTTTAGCTTCCACACCCTCATCCAGTATCCTGCTTAAAGTATCATTGAGCTTATGCAGCACAGAAGTATCCGGATCATTTCTTCCGGCCCTGTCAGCGGAGATCTCCCCTGCCAATGGTCCTCCATCCGAACCGGGAGCAGCTACCTGAAAAGCACCTTGCCTGAGCAGTCTGCTGGTCTCACTGGCTCGACTGGTATTGATCTGTGGAAGCTCCCTATCCAATGCATCCCCTTTGAGCTCCCCATTGTTATTCAAAGAAGCATCCAATAAAGCATCCACCAGATCAGGATTCTTCGCCCTGGTATCTGCACTTAAAAGAGTCTCATCATCTTCCACCAAGAATGAGTTTCCGGCTTCATCAGTCACCTTTTGCTGACTCACAGGATGCTTCCCACCCCCCGTAAACCGCTTACCACGTCTAAGCTCCGGCAGTGGCTCTGATGCTATGGCAGCAATCTGTAAACCACCGGCAACAGCCATCAGCGCAGCCAGCACATAATTCCACGGACCAACTGGAGACATCGACAATTGACCAACCACCGCCTGAGCTGTAGAGATCACAGCATTAAAGATGGCCAGCTTTTTATTGCGTGCAGCATTTTCACGGGCCATTTTTCGCTGCTTCTTATCAAACTCTTCCTGAGCTGCAGCCACCTTTGCATCATACTGCTCCTGTGTAAGAAGTTTTCGTGTGAGCATGCTCTTATATCCCTTCACCTCAGAATCCAGAGCCTTCTTATTCTTCTGCAAAAATTTAGCATTCTTATTCTCTGCGATATCCAGAATCGATCCCCACATGCCTGACACCACACTTCCCAATTCACCTACCCGCTGGCCAATCATGTCAAAAAGCTCAGTCATTCTCTCTGTGGTACCGGAAAGCACTTCTTCAATGTGAGAGAGCATCTCTTCAGCCGTTTCCCCGGTGATACTGATACCGGTAGTGGTCATAATGGCCAAAGCCTCATACTCCAATGCTAATTCTTCCTGCTTTTCTTTGCTCAAGCTCTTAGTGGCTTCCTTCCACAGTTCACCTTGAGCCCGGAGTGTTTCAGCCTGATTTTTCAAGACTAAATCACTCATCTCCTTTTCAACCTCTGCCGTGGACTGGCCATAGTCCTGCAGGTTTTTAATTTTACCGATCAGATATAATTTCTGATGATCAAAAAGCTGCTGTTGATATTCTTTTTCAGAGGTGAGGTTCTGCACTCTCTGATTGGTGATCTCTGCTATTTCAATTTGATGCCAGTCCTTTAAATTATCCAGATCCTGTTTTAAGCCATCCTTCCGGAGCTTTTCATTGCCTGCCTGCACAATGGCAGCCAACGAATCAATATGATTTTGCTCCAATTGCTCCAGTGCAGCATGAGCCAGGGCCACCAACTCTTTGTCCCTTGAGTGGAGAGTTATTTCTTTTTCAAGTCCTGATTTTTTAGCTTGATATTTTTGTTCTTCTGCAGCAACGGCCTTCTCAACTTCATCCTTCAGCGATTCTAATTGAAGAGCCACAAGCTCTGACTGGAGTGTATTAATTGACTGTAGTCGCTGCTTCGCGGATGCTTCTGCAATTTTTTGCTGCTCTGCTGCCAATGCTTTTTTCTCATCTGAGACAATTCTTTCTGCCTTTAATTTTCCTTCCTTTTCGTCCTTCAGAAAATTTGCTACGGCATTTTTCTCTTGATCAAGTAGCGTAACAACAAACAACAATTGAGATTTTGCCGCCGCACTTTTCGCATTGGTCATTGCTTTATAAAGCTTGACTATTTGATCATTATTTTGCTTGTTATACTCAAGCTCTAAGTCTGAATCTTGTTTAGTTGACCCGGTAGCTCGCATATCATCTCTAAATTTTTGGAAGGATGCCAAATATTTTTCCTGATATTTTAGAGTTGCGGCCATGTTAAAATCAGCATCATGTGCTGAAGGATCAATCAATTGTCTTGACTTCGATATAAATTCATTCAAGAAGCCAATGAAGCCGCCACCTTTTGCTATTGCCTTTCCAATAGCTTCCTGCAGCTCTCCGAAATTCTGACTTAATACACTAAGTGCATTTGCTGTAGTACCGGAGCTGTCTTGTGCAAATGTTCCATACTTCTCAATCACCATATCAATGGCAGCACCATTGGCCAGCTGCTCTTTGGTGAGCTTATTAAATCCGTCATCCAACTTGCCTAACTTCCCAACGGTCCCTTCAAAAGTGACATCCAGTTTTTTGATTGATGCTTCCAAATCATCACCCGTCACTGCACTGAGCTGAACGGCAGCATCAATTGTCTTCCTAATCTGAGTCTCTGTTCTGCCCTGGTTGGCAAGAAATGTTTGTTGTTCCACAATTACACTATCACTGATCCCCAGCGTATCACGCAGCCTATTAGCTTGACCCAACAATCGCCTCTGAACATCTTCGCGCCCCTTCAAAGCATTGAGCAATCTGGTCTCATGCTTCTCATTGTCGATATAAGCCTTAAAAGAATCCGTGGCAAACTGCTTCAGTGCGCTTACAGCTGCATATATTCCTCCAGCCAGTCCAAGTGCACCGGCTGTTTCTTTAATGCGATCCCAGGCATCCTTCTGAGTTTTTAATTCAGAAGTAATTTCAGAAACCTGATCTCTTATTTTTTTGTACTGCTCAATGGCCTGCGCCCTCAATGCAGGATCTTCTGTGCTACGAATCACCGTTTTAAGCGACTTCATCGCTCCCTCCATCTCTTTGACAGAGCTCAATACCTTTGTATTATTTAAGTAGGCTTCTACAACTGCCTTTTCCGTTTGTGTTGCCATTATTGTTCAATTACTAAGGGTATAATAATATTGCTGGCCACATAATTGGCCACATCTCTTCCGTCTTCCCGTGCTACTATTTCAGCCAGCTTTGCAATTTGGCTGTACATCGTTTTGCTCTTCCACTTTTTGGGTTTCCTGCCTTTTCTCACAGCATTACCAAGACCAACAGAAGCTCTGATTTTCATCTGGCCTTTAGTATATCCTGATCCGGCACCCATATCCACATAAGATCCATACTTCAAATATTCCAATCTGATCTTGTCTGCACTTACCTGCTTTTTAAAACTCTGCGCCAATGCCCTGGTGTGCACAGCATCCACCTTATCAATGGACTTCACCCATCTTTCAATGAGTATGTTGCCCCACTTTTCCAGCATCCCTTTGCGGGTTATTTTCTCATGCAATTCTGATGCTGTCATCGTCTGATAAATTGAATTTGGCTCACACCAATCTGTTCACCCAATGAAATACTCACCTGCTTTATCAGTATATGAGCCTTATCCAATGCCTTAATAAAATAAATTCCCTTTTCAAAATCATTGAGATTCTGAATCGCAGCCCAATCAAGATCAATGTCATTCTCCCATAGAAACTTTCCGGAACGAAGCATAAACGAAACCCAATGCTCAAGGAGCAATGAGTCCGGAGTGCTACCATTCATAATAAATCGAGATCCCGGATTTTCGGCAGAATATGTGCTCACAGAAGGCTGTGAAGTTGCAAACGGATAATAAGAGCCCAAGGCATCAGCTGCATTTGGACAGAAATACATGAACCGCGCAGAGGTAGCACCACCATCCACCCCAAAAGGAGCACTTCTGGCCACAGCCATGGTATGAGGCATTACAGTGATGTTGGTGTAAGTATCATCAATCTCAGTCATAAGCATCGGAGTAATGGAAGACCGCAATTCCACATGTCCTTGAGGATCGAAATAGTAATCATCATAATCATCCCTATACTTTTGCCATTCCAAAGCACCGGCAATATCCACGCCTGTGATATAGCGCACATTTAGATCCTTCACCCGCACGGTTTGTCCAAGCAGTACCGGAGTAGGTAAGTCAGCCACAGAATTGACAGCACCTGTATCCAAATTGCGATCATACTCTTTGAAATTATCGGTCAACAGATCATCATCACTTGGCCATTCATAACCGATGGACCGCACGCTGTCCTCATTGATATTTGCTCTGTGATCAGGCATCACACGGGAGGTGATATCTTCCACACCATCAGGAGGTTCAATCAATTCCGGCCTCATGATGATTCTCATCTCTTTGAACGTCTCATCCGGAATAAAATCAAGCCCTCTTAAAGTGCGGAGATTGGTTAAAAAATCCCGTACCGACATTTCCGGCACATGATTTTTCAAGTTCATTGTAGTTGAGTACAGATTTACAAAGCTGTTCTGCAGCACTTCAATCTGAATAGAAGATGTATTGACAGTGATCGATTGAAGCGATGTGATATTGTTCATGTTCAACAGAAATTCAATCTCCTCACCAACGTCTGCTGATGTGAAATTGGGGCTCACATCGAAGGAAACCTCATAGGTATTGCCTGCCACCAGATTAGATGCAGAAGTGCTCACTGCAAACTGTTGATTGCCTGCCACAATGCGTCCAATGGCGCGCACAACAGCATAATAGGGTATCGTACCACCACCGGAATTCACCGTGAAATTAAACTTCAATTTTATCCGGTGCTGGCCTTCAACCTGAATCGTATAACGGAAAGTGGTATCATCATACACATTATCAGGATCAGAATATGGAGAATTCTCATCCCCAAATTCTAAGGCAGGGGCTACACTAAATCCACCAAAATAAACTTTGGGCAGATTGTGTCCAATGTTCACTCCAAAATGGCTCTCTCCAAATGAATCCAGTGGCACATTGTTCCAAAGAATCATCTTATCTAATCCGGAATCAATCGCTCCACCGCCTCCGGTAGTATATGCATCCAGTGCATTATCCGGTAAATAATACCCTTCCTCTTCAAAGATCTTTCGAAGAGCGTGCATCACATACATCATAGGCACCAGGCAATCTGTATTGTTTGGCGGAGTGCCCAATGTATTGACGTGATATACTTTATAAACCCGTTCAAATCGGTTAATAAATCCCAGATAAGAGGGATTCAAATCTTCGTAGAAATTTGGAGCGTAGACAGTGGGAAACACAAAGCCATTCTGCCACCACTGAAAATTATAGTATGTCGCTACTTTTGCAAAATTAATCACATCTGCAGGAGTATCACCCATGTCAAAGTCGCCACCATAGTCAACTTCACTCATCATTTTATCCAGCACGGCAAAAGATTGAAGCCCTGTCCGAATATATCCGCTATGCTTCTTTGTTCCCGGCCTGTCAATGATCAACACTCCACGCTTCCAGAAGTGACCTTTGAAATAAATATCCCAGGTTGATTTGAACTCCACATCATCCTGCTTTATCATCGAAGGAAAGCCCAATGCATCATTGTTCTCATCATTGTTTTCAATCTCAATGGGAAAACTATATCCACCGCCCTGCAAATCCTCTGAAAACATCGGATGCACAACCTCAAAATTCATGGATGAGTTCGGATTTATTCGTACAGTTTTGTTGCCTGAGTGTAGTGTTATCATGGTGCAAAAACTGAATTTTGATATAAATACCTATATTCAAATTCCAACGATGGAAGGAATGCCCCCTCTTCTTCAATGGCAAAGGATCCCGGGATGATTTCAATGGGTAAAAAACGGCCATTCACTTCTTCCACCACATGCTTAGAAAGCAGCATATCCCTGTAATGGCTGATCGTTTGCTGATCTTTGAAGCCTGTACTCACCTTCAAGCTGTACTGCTCTAAAATGTTTGTCCTGTACTTCTGACCGGCAGTCACGCCGTAATCATGCTGCACAATTCTTCCAAGCGTTTGAGAAGTGATCGCACTCTTCGATTTGGCCTGGCCGGTGGCAATGAGTGTATCCACGCCATTGATCGAATTGGCCCAATGAAATACCCGTGAATTATGGTAATAGTCATAATCCACATAATACTTCCGAGATTCAGAAATTGGAGTACCACCGGAGTCAGTGATCACCACATCATAATGCCATACCACCTTTCCACCCAGGTGAGAGGCAATATCCAACTCCACATATCCCACCGGCACACCAAATACCTGCATCAACGGACTTACACCTGTCACTGAATGAGTAGCAGCATCATAATTAGTAGAAGTGCCATCCGTGAAATTCAGTGTCACCTTCACCTTAAAGCTGGTAGATCCGGAGAAGGCTTTCAGAAAATACAGGTACTCTTTAGAAGTAGGCAATACCTTTTTTGAATCCGGGTGCCATGTCAGGAATTTCTTAGTAGGATAAATATCTGTGAAGTAATCCGTATCCGGATAGACTTGGAACGGAAGCCCGCCTCTCATTACCTGAAAACCACCGGTAAGTGTAGAGGCATAATCTCCTGTTATTTCATAGTCAAATTCACCGATTGAATTAGGACAATCAAACGGAATTACAGCTGATGGATCAGGAAAATCAAACTCACCAGCCATCATTCCTGACAAGTATTCGTCTGCCCTTACTACCGTTCTGCCTGAGACTTCATCGAAATACTGGTTCCACCGGGTTGACTTAGTCCTTCCGTTGACCACACAATTGAACAATACCAAAATAGCGGTATCTGCAGGAGCAGGCACGGAAGAAAACTCATGCACAGCAAATATTGGATTTGCTGCAAAACTTACATCTTTAAATTCTGTAATCAGTCCCATCGCTTACCACCAATTTGCTTCATCTTCCACAATAGAAATATTATTGGAAAACGTAAATTCAAAACTATAGCCATGATAATTATCCGAATGCTTTGCCGGCTTTATCTGGTCCCACGTCACTGTACTCAAATCAAAATACTGCACAATCCTTCCGGCACCAAGTGAGTAGTTTGCCGTATCTTTTTTAATTCGCTTAATCAAATCCCATCCAATGGCCTCACATTCTTCCAGTGCCGCATGTCTATCTGATGTTCTCTGCTTTTTTACTGTCTTTAGAATCCAGAATTCAGAATTAAATTCCTTCCTCACATTATCGGACCTGTCATCAACAGGTTTACAAATAGGAGGGAGCAGGATCATGCTCAATGGCTTTAAATTAAGTCCCATGAAATCTTCCTCAAACTCATAGAAATGAGATGCACCCACCGTCTCAGTGGGATTGAGTTTCTTGTGCTTTTCAGAGAGTGCCCTGAAGTAGTCACTATACTGTGGATATGTGATTATTTTACTCATTATTGTTTCTTGATTTTGCCTCCAATCTCCGCGTCTCGTTTTTCTCTACAATCCAAAGTAAATTTCTGATTGTCCAATTGCTTTCAATCTCCTGAACAGTACCAAGCTCAGGCCCTGCTAAATCATGCACCATTCCCGGCACACCAAAGTTTTTTCCGCTTCCACCACCACTGAAAGCCCGTTTAAAATCAGCCACCACCTGTGTCCACATACCGATATAATTCATCGCAATTGCCAGCTTCTCTGCATGTGACAACTTAGCAATCAGATCCAATCGATCCATGCACACAAACTCATCAAAATGCTCTCGCCTGTCACCACTCATCACACCATCCGCGCGCTCCGGCCTATAGAGAAAGCACACCAGTTTATCCAGGCTCTTTATACTTTTCTCCTTCTGATACACCCTAATGACAGGATCAGCACAAAGCCATTCCTTCACTAGCACATGGCGGAACCCATCACCCGGTCCGTATAATTTCACCCCGCCGGAAACCACCGTAGGGATCATGTTTTTAGACGGATAGCTTTCTGTAAATACCCAATCCAAGCTCTGAGCAATATTGGTCACTTGAGCAAAATTCATGAGCAGATAAACCTTTGCCGGCATTCCACTCCAGGCAAATACCAGCCTTCTCAATATCTCCCGTTCCGAAAGATTCCGCGCCCTGTATTTTGCAAAAGCCAAAAACTGAGCATCGGAAACCCCGGACCAATCATCCGGGAGTGAATAATTATATTTTCCAACCAACAGACAGCTCATCTCTTAGAAATAGAATTTTTTAACCAACATACCTGCAACAAATAACAAAGCCACCACTCCGATCCACATCAATAGCTTTTGCCACCATGTCAAATAATTAACTTTATCAACAGTGTGCTCAGACTTCTTCTCCTTTTTCACATTTGTCTGCTTCACTTTGGTCTGCAGAATCTTAAATTCTTTTTCCAGAGAATCACAGTAGCACTCCGCTTTCAATTCTCCTTTCTTCACAGAAACCTTTATCCGGGATCTACCGGTCACCACCTTCACCTCCGGAAGTTCGCCATCCACCACCACGGCCGTCAATACAGAACTATCTGCCGGCACCACCACGGTTGTATCTACATAGGACACCACTGAATCCACGCGCGTGCTGTCACTTTGCTCAAAAGTGGAAACGCTGGTGATCTTCTTAGCACAACTGCTCAGGAGTACAATAAACAAGAGGAAGGCAAATATCTTTTTCATATACGGTCAGCATTTGAACTTATCCAACGGCTCACAACATAAATTTGAGACTTCAACCGCCTTTTGCAGTACACTCCATCGCCATCCCTGCTCAATGCATCATTGGTATTGCCTTCAATGGTGACGATATATCCTCCATCCTGCTTCACTACCAACCCCACATGAGCCACCCTTCCCTTCGATGGAAAATAAATACCAAAAACATCAGAAGGCAGCACCTTATCAGCATCATTCAAACGAGAATTATCCCGCTTGTACACAACATTTTTCTTAAACCAATCCGGAGAATAAGCACTGGCAGGATTTTTTATCCCGCAAAAATGAAGTACAGAAGCAACAAAAGCAGCACACCAAGGATATCCAGCTCCCAGATTAGTGTACCGTAGAAACGCTTCCACTTCTTTTCCATCATTGTTCCCTGTAAGCTCCCGAATTCCTACCTGAGTATATGCATGATCAACGACACACTCCCTGCAATAGTTTACGGATTCACCCCAAGCAACACCAGAGAGAAGAAGAATGCAAAGAAGACAAGCAACGATATTTTTATTTTTTGCCATTCACTCAGTTTATTAAATGCATCCACAAATTCTTCCTGAAAAAAAGTCCACAGCACCGGAAACACCCATCTAATTGCCAGCCATGCAAACCAGCTAAAGAACATAGCCCTCACCAGCGAATAAATGATGATCAGTAGCACCCCCGTGTCGTACACTCCGGCCGTTGGATCAAAGTATCTCACCACTTCGGCTAAAATGAAAAACGCCAATAGAGCCAAAGGCAAACCAATGAACTCCTCTTTCCACGTTTTAAGCATTTTCATCATCACTTTATCACATCATTCCATATACACCACTTCCGGCAGTGTTAATATCGGTAGTAGGAGAAACTATATACACGCTCGTATCTGCCTCATACAAAGGATAGGTCCCATGATTAGCGAATAAATACTTCCGGAGTTTCTCCTGGTACCTTTCACCATACTCCATTGCACTTTTCATTTTGAATGAAAGTACATTCTCCGTAGGAGCAGACTTCACCTTTTGAGTCAATGAGGAACTGGTGCTCATTACGGTGAGCCCACCATCTTCAATGGCAAATGCCAGCTCCCCGCAAGCCCTTGCCCCAGTCAAGCTGGCCACACAAGGCATTATCATCAATAGCAAAGCAGAATTATTCGCACTCACCGTGTTTGAATAGATCTGAGATTTAATTTCATCAAACAAATCTTTCCCGGTGACGCTCATTATCGAATCAATCTCCACCTGCTTCATCAATCCTTTCAATGCCAAAAATGTTCTACGCTTATTCCCTAAACGGAACAGATCAGAAAATTCTTCGGATGAATTAATGAAACACTCTCTGAACAAAGTATATGCCTGGCTACTTGTCCACAGCTCATAATACGTCTTATTCTTTTCCAAATACTCCAACAAACTCTCCGTGGCATCATCATACTCATTCAAGGCATACTCTTTCAAATCCTCAATACGCCACTGAGCAGCCATCTTCACAGATTCCGTCTCATTAACACTGATCCCGTTTTTTCCAATGATCTTATCACCCAAAAATGCATACTTAAACATCCCTGCATTCACAAGCATTCTCTGAACATAAGGAAGCAGAGCCTCCTGCCTTGGATTCAATATCTGAGGATCACTCTTGAAAGCAGCATCCAAATCATCATACTGAGCCTGCGACAAAAAAGGATAGATGTATTTTTCCAACGCAGAATTCAGATGAGGTAAAAAGTCCTCAAAATCGAATCCCTCAGTCACCGGAAAAAACTTCTTTATATCCTCCGTGCTTCTAATTAGCATCAATACGTTCTTTAAGAATTGGCCTTACTGAAATTTTCCCATCAAAATCTGAGCTTGGAGAGAAAGACAGCGCATCGTCACCACCACCGGCAAGAATGTTCATCGTATATTCTCCATCTTCCGTAATCTCATCACCCACTGTGTCTGCTAGCACTGGCACTACCGTTCCGGCAGTCATTCCGGTGATGGTTGCAATTACTTGGTACATCTCGCCCTCTGTAAGTTTTGGAGTATCAATGAGCAGGTTTGTAGTGCCAGAGGTGTGTAGCCATGCACCGGAATTATATTCCCACCCCGAAACAGGATCAACATCATTTTCAAAATCCAATTCAGCCAACATATCCGGACCATAACGATATTCTAATTCAAAATGATAACCCACAAACCAAACTCTGCCCTTATGATCTTCAGCACCTACATTACTACCATTAAAAAGTTGATACGATGCTTCAATTGCTCCGTATTTTTCGCCCTGAAAGAAATCTTCCAAATTCAATTCGGGTTTATTAAATCCAAAATCATTACTGAAGCTAAAATCAGGTCTGGTACTTTCTGAACCTAGAACGAAAATACTCCCAAAACAGATGCTTAAATTTCCATCTTCGCTGAACAGTCCTTCTAAATCTGTTGAGTTATACCGGACAACGTCATGGCTTTTCACATGAGCACGAGAAGCATCCTGCACGAATTTTTTTGCTAATTCATAATTAATTTCCATTGTTATGAGCTTTGTTGTTGAGTTTCTTTTCCTTTATCCTGAGTCATTATCGCAGGAATTTTTAATCTAAATTCATATTCTTCATCCCACCCGTTGTAATCTTTAATCACATACAATGGCTCAAGAATAATATCTCTGTGCATTTCACAAAGTGAGATGTAATTGTTAAACGCCACACGCTTATCACTACCGCTACCCGCGCCCATACCCTTGCCCGGAGCATTACCAATCAAGGTACCATCCACACCCAAAGCATAAAGCAAATGAGAAGATGCTTCCTGAGAATCTTCGATGTAAGCACCATCCTTCAACTTATCATCAATCGCCGTAATCTTCAGCCCAGGGATATTCTGTTTCGTCACAGGATCAAAGAAGGTGATAGTCATAATGCTGTTGCCTGCATTCTGCTCACCCTTCATATAATTACTCAGGTTCGAGAGCTCCGTTTTGTGTAGCTGGTCACGAGCTTCTTTTGTTAAATCCTTATAGTCCTTATTCTTCCATGTCCAATACTCCGGAGTAGTCTCAAAAAGATACTTCACCGTAAACTGGTTTTTCATCAAACTCTTTTTGTACACCGCAATTGCATTAGCAGCATCAAGCCACCCGCTGGTGCGAATCATATTCCAATGAGCCAATGAATAATAAGATTTACCCGGAGTAGGATAGGAAAGTGGATAAATAAACCTGTACCCATCCCTGCGCTCCCTCAAACTCTCCGCAGGATCCCAATACGGATCAAGTGAAGGAATCTTCACACTATTTTCGGCAGTACCACCATTACTCCAATTTGAATTATAATACACATGCTCAGAAATACCCTTCTCATTCTGCACCTCATGCCTACAAAAAGAAGCATCTTTGGTATTAATATCAACGATTTTACTTCTATCTCTACTTACAATTAACTCAGGAAAAACATTATAGAAATAATACAAATCGGTTATAGCACGAAACAAATAAGACCTCTCAAAATTGGATCGCCTCAAGAAATCATTAATCTCTTTGTTTTTGTTTTCAGCAACAAAAATTTCCTCTCCATTATCCTTCACGCCAGTCACCTTGCCATAAGCAAGCCCTGCACCATACAATGCACGCGCTTTCCAATCTAAGACAGTGCCAACAAAAGATCCCACTTCAGTCTCTCGAATCACATCTTGAGGGAATGTATTATTCGGCCCCCAAAAAGCAACCTTGCTACTGTTAGTCGTACTCTTCGCTGCAGAGAATGAAGGCAACGCACCCGGCCCGGATGGTCCCGTTGGCACTGTGGCAAGCACAGCACCATCCACCATTGTAAAAGTTCCCTCCGCTATTTGCTCAATCATCAGTATCCAACTCTTGTCTGGTTAATTCCCGTAATCAATCGCACATGCACCTTCATGGTTTTATTACTATGAGGCACAAAAACATTCACCGTCCCATGCACACTATGAGAAGGATCCTTCTTATTCTGTATCGCATCCAATTTTTCAAAATGCATTTTTGCAACAGTTTTTTTCTTCGCACCTTTTAAAATTGCATCCTTCACATTTACAATTTCACCACCATGCTTTCTGCGCCTGTCTGCAGTTATAAACTGCAAATCAAACGGCACAGGCATACCGTCTTGTTCAACTGTCCTCATCAACTTCACAGCCTGTGCAGTAGAAATAAAACCACTCATGTACCAAATATCCAACACCACCAAGCCGAAAAAAAGGACAGCTTTTTTAATCATTTTTAGCACAATTGGTATAAATTTCCACCCATTCCGCTATCATTCAAGGCATTCCATTAAACCCCAAAATTTTGCAAATTTTCCACCCAGAATTTTTCCGCTAAATCGCTAAGTC